GTCGAGCTTGATCGTCACGCTGCGCCACCTTTCACGAGTTTGAGCAGCTTCGGAGCCAGGTATTCGCCGATCGCGGCGACGTTATTTTCGTACCAGCCAAGACCGACATTGCATGTCCAGCACAACAGGCCGCGAACTTCTCCGGTCTGATGGCAATGATCCACGGCAAAATGCTTGTATCCGCGCGGCATCTTGTTTCCGCCACAGATGAAGCACTTTCCGCCCTGTTCTGAGAGCATCCGGTTGTAATCGGCCAGCGAGATACCGTAGCGAGACAGGTAGTTGTGGTCGCGCCTACGCGACTCGAACTTCGCCTTGTCTTGGCGGTGATACCACTCCCGCCATTTCGCCCTGCGCTGCTCGACTCTTCCTGGTTTCGCTCTATCCTTCTCGTACCACCTACGGGTTCTTTCAGCGGCGCATCGCCTACAATCCGAGCGGCTTCCACCGTGCTTACACGGCGTGATGGGTCGCGGCTTCCGAGGCTTGCCTTGCCCTGTTAGACCCGCTGTGCGACATCTATCGCGCCACTTGCGCGCCTTTTCACACTTACATGTTTTGCAGTTTGCACGCTGCGCAATATACCATGAGGACAGGCCATCGTCACTCCTTCACAGTGAGGTTGGTTTAGAGGCGCAGCGGATGTCACGATCCGTTGCGCCTCGTTGTGTTAGTAGAACTCTACCAAACGAAGCCGTTCGAGTCCATGTGCCCTACGCGCACGTCACAGTCGACCGCGCAGCGATAGCCGTGCTCACGGGCATCATGCCAGAAAAATAGGTCCTGGCTCATCATCGGCTCACGCTGCGTCTGGAACCACGGGCGCCGTAGCCGCTGGTCGCGAAACATCGCGAGTCGCCAGAGCGTAAAGCCCATCCCGATCGCGCAGCACTCGACGAGCTCGCCATTGACTGGCGGCTGCGGCCGGAAGTTCGGCAGCGGGTCTCGAGGATCGCCCCAGATCTGCGGCCACCCCCCCTCGCCCTTCTGGAAGTAGAGCCCGCTGATCGCGTGAATCTCCGGGTGCGCTTCCATGCGCGCGAGGAGTTTCAGCAGGCTATTCGGCCGCGGCAGATTGTCATGCTCGCACGTCAGCATGTACTCCCAATCCGAGAGCGACGGCTCATCGAGGATGCCCTCCACCGCATTCGAGTACGCCTCGCCGACCTCCATCCCGATAGCGAGGATCCGCATGACCGGGTTGTTCGGCGGCAGCGAGAGGTTCCAGAGCGACAACGCGACCTTCGATGGGATCGACGCGCCCGCCGGGATCACCATCACGATGCGCTGCCGCTTCCAGCTCCCGCCTTCAATCACGCGCGAGCGGCCTTGCTCGAACTCTCCGTTATGCCAGCCGGCAAAATCCTGCACCACGATCGTCATGCGGCGGCAGGCTCCTCTTCCTCGGTATCGTCCATCTCCGGCTGTTGCGCGGGCGGCGGACCGCTCGTCACTGGCAACCCGCGACGGGCGAACTCCTTGCGCTCCTGCTCGATCTCGTCGAGCACCTTGGCCGGATCATCCCCCTCGCGCCGAATCGTGTCCGTCCAACTGCGCAGCTTCCCGTCGATGGCCTGGATCATCGCGGGAATCTCCTTCGCCGGGTCGAGCAGACCGAAGCGCGGAGGCGTGAACTTCACCGGCATCTCGCCCAGCGAAGGATTCATCTGTGAGTCGCGCACGAAGCGATCCCAAATCGGGCGGCAGAGCTGCGGGATCACGAGTTGCCACTGATCCGACTCGACGCGGGCGCGGAACTGCACGAGACCTCCTCGGTGACTCGTGTACGTCACCTCCGAGAGATCACCCGTTAGGAGCTCATAGGGAATGTCGAGACCCGCGGAGATCGCGTGCAGCTCGACACCAAAGAACTCCCCGTAGCCCTCGCTCGGCTTCGGATCGAAGAACGTGATCCCTTCGCCAGGCTTGAAGTAGTGGTACGCTCCGGGCGCCATCTGCTCTTCCCGCCGGCCGTCGCTCCCGACCGTGGTCGGACCTAGGCTCGACGCCGGGAGTCCGGCCGGCGCGGTCACGGCGGCGACTGAGCAGGCCGCTATTTTCTTCCGCATCAGCTCGGCGTCGGCATAGGCATCGAGATCGTAGAGACGCCGGATCACCGGAGCGAGCTCTGTGACTCCCGTCAGTTGCCCAGGCCGCATCACGCGGTAGTAGTGCAGCACCTCCGTGGCGGGGACGCGAACGCTCTCCATCGACCTCGGCAGAATCATTGCATTGTCGCCGGGGTGCGTCGGGTAGAGCCAGTACGCGCTCGCGATCCCAGCGCGGTACTCGATGCCTTCGCGAACCTCCGATCCGTCGTTCCTCCGCTCGTTCCTCCGCTCGTTGCGCGTCGTGTCGAGGTAGTCCGGCTCAAGCACTTGGAGACGGAGCGGAAGGTCTCGGTCGTCCTCCACCTCGACGCGCACGAAACGCACGAAGCATTCGCCCGACTCGATGCGCGAGCTCTCGGCTAGCGCCTCGATGCCGTAGAGATCCGTCTTGCCGTTGTAATCGCAACGGTCGATCCAGCGCTCCCACGATTCGTTGATCCGGCGGTTGAGCCGCTCGTTCGGTCCGGCGGCAGCCGTTAGGATCCCCGTCCCGATGCGATTCGAGACCAGCGTAGCGATCGCCTTCGCCGCGTAGGCGTTGTCGCGCCGCAGAGACCTAGCGCGATCGCGGAGCAGGAGCCTCGAAGCGCCAATCTCGGCATTTGCGGAAGTGCCCGCGCCGGGAAGCCAGCCCTGCTCTCGACGACTGACGCGGGCCCCCTCATAGGCGAGCGTCTCGATCATGCGACGCGCGGCGAGCCGCCTCGCACCACGCATCGGCGAGAGATACGCGATCAGCCGATCGAGCCGAGACGCATCAATCACGGCGGGGTGCCGCAAAGGTGCTACGTCCAGGCGACGTCGAGGCATCGCTGCTCAGGTCCGCCTGCATCGCCGTCAGAAGCTCCAACATCTCGGCGAGCGAGTGGTAGACGATCGTTCGGTCTGCGTAGCTGACGCTCTTCGTCCCGTTCTTGAGCGCGGCCTTGAGCGCATCGACGTCTGCCTGCGTCCACGCCATCGCATCATCTCCGCAGCCAGTCGCGGCGGGGCTCGATCCACTGACGCCTCGGCTCGCGATACGCCGATCGCACCGGACCTACGACGTCCGGAGACTTCTCCGGCGCACCCGGCGCGACCGCAGATTGCGGCGTGAATGCCTGACGCAGCCCCAGCCGCTCCACTTCGAGCTCAAGATCGAATCCCAGCGCGCGCAGACCACAAAGCGCCGCATAGGCCATCACGGCGCAATCGAGCGGCTCGTTACGCAGGCCCGCGGCCTTGAGTTTCCACACCCTTCGGCTCCGGCCCTTGCGATCCGTCGTCAGCTCGACCTTCTCGCTCACGAGTCCGCGGCAGTAGCGCTCGTCCACTGCCATCGGCAGATGCACATAGCCGGGGCCAGGCGTCGCGATGCCGAGCCGGCCGTAGAGCTGCTCCTTCGCCGGCTCGACCCGGATCGGCCAGAGCGGGACCTTGGTTGTGACCTTGCTCGCATGTCTCGGCCAGACGTCGCCGGCACCGGCTTGACCCTTGATTGCGAAGACGAAGGCGGATCCACCATCCGGCGTCGCGAGCCTGAAGCGCGGTCCGCAGAAATCGTAGGCCGCCTGCGTGTAGTGACCGCCCGTGTCAACGGACGTCGCGCGGATGAACTCGACGCCACCGCGCGCTCTCGGCCACGCGCGCCGAAGGTATTGCTCAAGCGCCGTCCAGGTCGCGAGCATCGCCGGATCGCCGAATAGGACATGGTGTTCGAGCAGCCACGACTCCTCGCCCTGCCCCCACGCCCAGGTCGAGATCTCGAGCCGCGCCGGAGCCTCCTGCACGTCCACGCCGGCCGTGAGCAGCGCGCAAGGTGCAGGCACCTCGGGCACGCCGTTCACCTCGACGCGGATCTCTCGACGTGCGAGAAGCCCCGTCTCATCGAGCGAGTGGTACTCCTCCTCGTACCACTCGGCGAGCACCGTATTCCGGAACACCTTGAGGAGCTCGGGATGGCCCTGAGCCTCGTACCACTGCCGCACGATCGGCGCGAGACTTCGGCCGAGCACCGCCATCGCCGGCAGCCGGAAGCCGCGCCAGCCGTGGAACTCGGCCGTTGCTCTGTACTTCCCGCGCCGGATCGACTCCCAGCGCTGGCGATCGTCCCACGCCTCGCCGCACGACTCACAGACGTAGACGGCCGTCTCCGGGAGCGGCGCGCCCGCGTCATCCTTTCGCCACTGCACGTGGGGCCAGTTGAGGGCCTGCTCCGCTCCGCAACGGAAGCACGGAACCTCGTACTCGCACCGATCGGTCATCGACCACAGGCCATCGCTACGTCCGCCCTTGTAGCCTGGCGACGTGACCGTGACCTTGCGCGCGTTCCAGAATGCCGTCGTGCGCGTCTCCGCGAGCTTGACCGGATCGCCCTCTGTCCCAGCGCTGGGCGGAAACCGATCGACCTCGTCGAAGAGTACGACGCGGATCGGACGCATCGCGAGACCCGCCGCGCTATTGGCGCCGACTAGGGTGATGTGGCCGCCCGGAAACTCCTTGTGGCGAATCGTGTTGCCGGAGTCGCGCGACCTGGCATCCCTCACTAACTCGCGCAGCCGCTCCGTTTCGCGCAGCATCGGCGCGAGCCGATCCTTGCTGAGCGCCTCCGCCATCTCGACGTTGGGCTCGACCAGCAGAATCGGTGAGGGCTCGTGGTCGATGAAGTAGCCGGCTGCATTCAGCAGCAGCTCAGTCTTCCCCCCTCCCTGCGAGCACGCGATGTAAACGACACCCTCGACCGAGAGATCCGTGATGGCCTCGAGCACCTCACGCTGGTAGGGCTTGCTCTTCCAGCGCCCGGGTTCTGGGCTCGTGCCAACGGGGATGATCCTATGCGCCTCCGCCCACTCGTGCGCCGTCAGCGGACTCGGCGGGCGCAGGACGCTGGCGGCTACGCCGGCGACGCTCTGCGGCCTCGATCCCAACCCGGCGACGCATCTCGCGAGCTCCGCCAGCGAGTATCTCCGCAACGTCGCGGAGCGCGTCGTCCTGAATGCTGCGGATCGCCGCTTCTGCCGCCGCCGTGTTGCCCGCACCATGCGCCTCCGGAGCCGCCTTCGCGGGCGTCGCGCGGAGCCGCTGGACCAGCGCCGAGAGCAGCGGGATCAAGAACGTCTCGACGTCCTCCCAGCGCGCCGATTCTCCCCGCGCCTCCGCGTTCTCAAGCGCGATGCGATCGGCCTGCTCCTTCGCCAATCGCGCCCGTTCGGCCGTTAGATCGAGACCATCCGCCGAGACGTGACCCGCGGCGCGCCCACGCAAGTGACGCAGATAGGTGATGCGGTACTCGTCGAGCGTGCCCGACGCCGGAAGCACGCCAGCACCGATCAGATCGCGGAAGCCGCGCGTGCTGAGATCGAGATGCGCGGCAACCTGAGCCTGTATCAGCGGCGGCGGATCTACCGCAGCCGATTCGCCTGCATCGCCCGATGCTGCGCGACCACGGCCGCCGCGAGGAAGCCGTACACTCCTCTGCGCGCCGGAATCATGAGCCAATCGGCCTCCACCTTGGCCAGCGCCGGCCAGAGCCCAGCGCCACGGTCGCTACCGAAGAGATAGAGCGCATCGGCCGG